TAACTTTATCTTTACCGTAAATTAATTCTTCTGCAATACGACCTCCATATAATGATTGAAGTTGTGATTCTAATTTTTCTTTTGATGCGGAATAAGAATCCTTTTCTGGTAGGAACATAGTAACCCCGAGAGCTCTACCTCTCGGCATAATAGATACCTTATAAACTGGATCATGAGTTTCGGTCAATCTACCTACAATGGCATGACCAGCCTCATGATATGCTGTCATTCTCTTCTCATCCTCCCCCATTATCATGGTTTTCTTTTCCACCCCCATAATGAGTTTATCTTTTGCCCTTTCTAAGTCTGCCATACAGACGTTTTCTTTATTCTCTTTTGCGGCAAAAAGAGCAGCTTCATTAATGAGATTTGCCAGTTCAGCACCACTGAATCCAGTAGTACCCTGTGCAATGTATTCAAGTTTAATATCATCGGATATTGGCACCCTTCGCATATGTACTTGAAGTATTTGACCACGACCCTTGACATCAGGGAGTCCAACATTAATTTCTCTGTCAAATCTTCCGGGTCTTAATAATGCCTTATCTAGAACATCTGCTCTATTGGTTGCACCGAGTACAATGATTCCATCCGAATCATCGAACCCATCCATTTCAACTAATAATTGGTTTAGGGTTTGTTCTCTCTCATCATTACCCCCACCATGACCCGCTCCACGCTGTCTTCCTACTGCATCAATTTCATCAATGAATATAATACATGGACTAGATTTTCTTGCTTCAGAGAACATATCTCGAACTCTAGAAGCACCAACACCCACAAACATTTCTACAAAATCAGAACCGCTTATTGAAAAGAACGGAACATCTGCTTCACCGGCAATAGCACGAGCAAGTAAGGTTTTACCTGTGCCTGGTGGACCAACCATCAATGCACCCTTCGGTATTTTTGCACCAAGTCTTACATATTTTGGTGGGTTTCTAAGAAAATCTACCATCTCAGAAACCTCATCAAGAGCTTCTTCTACCCCTGCGACATCAGAGAAAGTAACTTTCCCACTTGATTGTTCGAGTTTCTTAGCTTTATTCTTTCCTACAAATTTACCAGCACCACCGCCACCTTGTCGTTTCATCCACCATATCCATACCCCTATCAATAATAAAATAGGAAACCACGAAATGAATATGCTGAGGAAAAGAGAACCTTCCTTTGGTGGATTTGCAATGACATCCACACCATTCTTGAGGAGATCATCTACCATGTGAGGATCATTGGGAGCATATGTTATAAATTTTCCACCGTCATAATATTCCCCAACAACGGTTTTATCATCTACTACAACTTTTTTTACAACCTTATCATTGACTAAATCTATAAATTTAGCATATGATACTTCCGATCCTATCTGCCCCTTTTTAGAATTCCCAAGGAAAGAGATAATAACTAATCCCATAATTAGCCAAATTATTAGTCTTTTCATAAATTGCATCCTATAATTCTAATATTTCTGATTCTACGGAATGAACAACGTTGTTCATTGTCAAAATAGAATCGTAGTTAAGTGATAGCGAATCAATCCCCTGATTAACCAACCATGATGTTATTTCTGGGAAATCTGATGGTGCTTGCCCACAGATCCCAATATATTTACCATGCCTCTTGCATGATGTTATTGCCATTTCCATTAATTTGAGCACTGCTCCGTTCCTCTCGTCACATCCGTTAATATTAGACGAATCTCTATCAACCCCAAGAGTTAATTGAGTTAAGTCATTAGATCCTATAGAAAATCCATCACAGTATTCTAAGAATTCATCCGCCAATAATGCATTACTTGGAACTTCGCACATGAATATAATTTTAATACCATGTTGACCAGATTTTATTCCGTTCTCCCCTAATAATTGTATTACATTTTTTGCTTCATTTACAGTTCTAATAAAAGGAACCATAACTTGTATATTATTTAATCCATACTCTAGGATAACTTTTCTTATTGCAGAGCATTCCAACTCAAATGCAAGTTTAAATTCTGGGGAATTGTATCTATATGCACCTCTAAATCCGAGCATAGGATTTTCTTCCTCTGGTTCATAGAGATCCCCGCCATAGAGGTGAGCATATTCATTAGTTTTAAAATCGGATAATCTGAATATAACTGGTTTGGGATATACCGAAGCCGCAATGGTAGCAATACCATCTGCCAGTCTACTTCTATAAAATTCTGTTGGTCGTGAATACCCAATTGTTTTTTCCGTTATGTGATCATGCATCTCCTCAGATAATAGTGCATGATCTAGTATGGCGTTAGGGTGTATACCAATCCGAGAATTAATAATAAATTCAAGTCTTGCAAGTCCAACACCATCATTAGGATACTTAGCTATTTTAAATGCCATATCTGGATTACCAAGATTAAGCATTAATTTTGTTTTTGTTTTCTGGTATGAAGAAAAGTCTATTTTCTCTGTGGTGTATGGTAGGAGTCCATCGTAAACATATCCTATTTCACCTTCAGCACAAGATATTGTTATCTCCTCATCATTTCCTATAACTGAGGTAGCATCATCACATCCCACCACGGCTGGTATACCAAGTTCTCTTGCTATAATTGCTGCGTGGCAAGTCCTACCTCCTCGATTGGTAATAATACCAGAGGATTTTTTCATTATTGGTTCCCAATCAGGATCGGTTATATCAGTTACGAGTATATCCCCCTCATTGAATTGATTCATATCAGACACATCATTAATTATAGATGATTTTCCTGAACCAATTTTAGATCCAATGGGTTTACCTGTAGTAATTACAGAGGATGTTCGTTCTAATTTAAACACCTCATCAGAACAAGGAGAATCCACAGAATGAACAGTTTCTGGTCTAGATTGAACTATAAAGATTTCATTGGTAATACCGTCAATTGCCCACTCTATATCCATGTGAGTCTTTTTACCATATTTCTTAGAATAATGGTCTTCAATGATTACTGCAGATTTAGCTAATGATATAACTTCCTCATCACTTAAACAAAATTCTTGCTGCAGGGATTTATCAACTTCAATATTATTCGTCCTATTAGACTCAGAATAAATCATTTTGACTAATTTGGTACCAAGCTGTCTTTGTATAATAGATTTATATCCATCCTTGAGAGTTGGTTTGAATACATAAAATTCATCTGGATTGACATTACCAGATACCACGTTCTCACCAAGTCCGTATGCACCGGTGATAAATACCACATCATCAAATCCTGATTCGGTATCGAGAGTAAACATAACACCTGCGGTACCCCTATCAGATCGAACCATTTTCTGAATACCAATTGAAACTTTTACATCCCTATGGGAATATCCATTACATATTCTATATGATATAATCCTGTCTGTAAATAATGAAGCGAATACGAGTTTACATGCATGTATAACATCAACCGCACCAAATACATTGAGATATGTATCCAGTTGACCAGCAAATGAATTTGATAATGAATCTTCTGTAGTTGCGGAAGATCTGATAGCTACAGACCCACCAAGTTCATGATATGCTTGAAGGATCTCGAATTCTAAACGCGGTGGCATCTCTCCATTAATAAACCATGACCTAATGGTTTTACCTATTTCTGATAATGAGTCTATATCATCAATATCAACATTCTCTAATATATCTTCAATTTTATGTTCTAGTTGATTATGTTCAATAAAATCAGTATAACCATCTACCTTTATGGCAAATCCATTCGGTACATTAATACCCGATTCAGTGAGTTCAGAATACATTTCCCCCAGTGAAGCATTTTTACCACCAACTATAGAAACATCTGATATACTTAATTCAGAATATTCTCGAATATAAGATAAATTACAATCAAATGCAGGCATTATATTCTCCGATTATTACATACGAATTTCGAAATGTGGTGCGTCAATGAAAGGTCTTCGACCCTGATTTCTACGAAGATCTATATATGATGTCATTAGGGATTCCATTGGAGCATTCCATGCTCTGATATCGTTGAGGTGCCATGCTGCACCCCATCTAAGTGGTATACCGACTTCAATTGCAGATTCTTTCATAGCCTCTGCAATATCATCATAGACCTTTAGTTCCCAAGAAACCTGTGACCCAATATAAGCTACAAGATCAACTGCTTTCCCCGTAAGGTGATTTGATTTCATAGTTTTTGATGCACCTTTATTAAAAAGTTCTTCTTGCCTAGCAAGAGACCGAACCCCCTCAGATACACCAAAATCAATTTTAGTTAATGTGATAGCTCTATGAACACACGATGCCAGCTGTTCATCAACGCCTTCTAATCTACCTAAACTTCTTGACGATAATCTAAAATTTGACATAATATTCCTCTAAAATTGTTCCTCTTCGGTTGAGCCATCCATAGCAGTAGTAGATGATTTCCCACCTTGTATAGTATTGGTAATTAAATCAAAATATCCAGCACCAACTTCCTCTTGATGTCTTGCAAATGTATATCCATCTTTAAGAGATGCGAATTCTGGTTCTTGAACTCCCTCAACATAAGCAGTCATACCCCTCTCAACATAATCCTTCGATAACTCAAACATAGAATGCCACATATCATGAATACCAGCAAGGGTAATGAATTGCCATTTAAATCCCATCTCACCTAGGCGTTTCTGATAATGTGCTATGGTTTCATCATCTAAATTCTTTTTCCAATTGAATGATGGTGAACAGTTGTAAGCAAGCAACTTGCCAGGATATTGCTGATGTATTGCAGTTGCAAATTTCTGTGCTTCGTCAAGATTAGGTACAGCAGTTTCACACCAGAGCATATCAGCATACTGTGCATATGCCAATCCTCTTGAAATGGCTTGATCGATTCCAGATTTAACTCTATAGAATCCTTCCTCAGTACGCTCACCTGTAACAAATTCCTTATCACGAACATCTATATCGGAGGTTAATAGGGTTGCTGCATTAGCATCGGTTCTAGCTACGATAATAGTTGGTACACCCATAACATCTGATGCTAATCTTGCGGATACCAGTTTTTGGATTGCTTCCTGAGTTGGAACCAACACTTTACCACCCATGTGACCACATTTTTTGGCAGATGATAATTGATCTTCGAGATGTATACCACTTACACCATTCTCGATCATTGATTTGGTAAGTTCATAGGAATTAAGAACTCCACCAAACCCAGCCTCGGCATCAGCAATAATAGGAGCAAAATAATCTACTTCCTTCGATCCCTTTGCCCATTGAATTTCATCTGCTCGACGAAACGTATTATTGATACGCTTAACCATCTGTGGTACTGAATTATATGCGTAGAGCGATTGGTCTGGATACATAGTTTCGCTGGAATTACCATCCGCTGCTACTTGCCATCCTGATAAATATATAACTTTAATTCCAGCCTTGACCTGTTGCATTGCCTGACCGGCAGTTATAGCCCCCATAGAATTAACATATCCATCTTCGTTAATTAAATCCCAAAGTTTTTCAGATCCCAGAGAAGCCATAGTATACTCTTCATCCATCGAACCTCTCAATCTAATAACATCTTCAGCCGAATAGGGTCTGGAGATACCATTCCATCGTTCATTCTCTCTCCAATCCTTTTCTAAAGTTCTCACTCTACCCAAATTTTCCATATGTATTTTTTGACCTCGTAATTGTAATTAATTTGCTAAATTTAATATTAACCATACTCCAACGAATATGATTAGTGGTATTGTCATTGTCATAACCCCCGCAATAAGGGATTTTTTAATCGCACTCTTCATTCTTTTTATTTTTCCTCTTTTCTATCTGTTCTTCTTTATTTTTCATTGAAAAGAAGATATTATCCCAATTATCTCTAAATTTTTTATTTGTTATTTTTGACTGAAGCTTATCCCCAGTTATATCATTCTTTGCCGTCATACCCTTCCCGTTTATAATTCCATCATGCAAATGCATTTCCCAATCTCATAATTATATATGTCACCTATAAAACTCCCTTTAATATTGTAGCATTTCCTTCGATAACCTCAACGGTATTATCTTGAATGAAGGTGTATTTCTCGTCCATTTTATAACCGCATTTCTTGTAATCACTCCAAGAAATACACTCGATTTTACCAGAAAGTTTACCATCCTCATTCATTAAAGGAACTGATAACATTCCAGATTTAGGGATCATATTTCCTCAACCTTTCTTTTCAATTTATCACGCTTTCTTTTAAGAGATTTAATTTCCTGTTTTAATTTTTTCACTTCATCCAAATAATTATTACGATCCGATATGTCCCCGCACTTGGCCTCCATACGATTACCAATGCTCTGTAGTTCCTCTAGTAATCCCATAACAATTGAAAAGTTTCGTGTTTTATAACAAGCTCGCATTTCATCTATCACGGTACAAAAATATCTATTTGTCATGTAAATCCTCCTTTATAATTAGGCTACCAATCTAGCAAACTCTTGAGCAATTAGCTTGTTCATTTTCTTATTCTTTTGGAACTTTTTGAAATCCCGTTTAATTGTTGTAAGTCTTTTTTTATCAATAACATCACCCTTTGCTTCAGTTGAAAATTCTTCCTCCTCTGCATTGAGTCTCTTATCGTGAACTACGATATAATGATCATAACCAGCATTGTTGCTTGAGACTGAATAACCACTTTTATCAACATCAATTCTTTTTGAAGTTAAGAAGAATCCAATCAAATTATATTTCTGACGAATTCTTTCGAATATTTTATTATTAATGATCTTTGGCATGTAACTATAATAATCAGGATAAGGAATTTCTATATTGGGATGACCCTCAACAGAAACGATAAAGGTTTTAGCTTTAGCTGATCCAAATCTAGAAGTATTATCAGAGGAAGTAACTCTCACATCTTGTGCATCACCATCAGTTAAAAAGATAACATTGAGTTTATCAACTCTATTTTTTTTGAGAAAATCATCAATCATAAGAAGAGAAACTGCCGAGGTTTCAACGAGCGGTGTACCTCCAAGTCTAAATGCAGGCTCTATCGCCCATCTATGACGGGACCATTTATTATCATTATGATCATATGGTTTATGAGGAGCAGAAGTAATAACAGATGAAAACATAACTCTCTCAAACATTTTATTTAATTTGGGGGTTGACCATTTAGAGTCTCCGATCTTAACCAAATTAACTGCCCAATTGTGAGTATCATATTTAGATTTATTATCTTCTCCTCTCCAGGATCTATATTTTTCACTGTTAGTTGTAAAAGAATATAGTTCAAAAGGAATATTAATTCTTTTAGCAAACATCGATAATATAATCGATTGTTTAACAGTTTCGTGGAGTCTGATAGCCATAGAAGCTGAAAAATCAATGTACATAATGAGACCGTGATTTTTAGAATCTGGCATATTTAGAACGGTTTTAAAAATACGATCGTCTAATTTATATTTCCAGAGTTTATTAACGTCAATTGAACCTGAAGTGGATTCTTTAATTTTTCTAGATTCCATTGCAGATTTACGAAGTTCAAATTGTTGAACCATCGCATTAACTGCTGGTTTAATATCCGAAATAAATTCTTTATATTCTGAGGAATATTCATTTCGAAGTCCTGTATATTCTTCGGAATAATCTTTCATAACATATTCTAAAGATTTTTCAAAATCCTTCTCTGAATATAACCATTCTTCCTTTAATTGTTTTTTAGTAAATTTAATTTGGGTTATTTCGGAGTCAGAATGGGTTAATTTGCTTTCATTGTTTCTGAAATTTTGATCGGTAACAGAATCATAGAGATTGTTATCTCCGGTGAGAGCTTCATCTTCCGCTTCATAGTCATCGGGTGGGATATCATCATCTCTCTGTTGAACCATTTGATTTTCTTCAGAATCTTCTCCTTCTTCACTTTCTTCTGAATCCGAATCTTCTCCTTCTTCACTTTCTTCTGAATCCCCTTCTTCTGAACCAGAATCTTCTCCTTCTTCATTTTCAGATTCTGAATCCTCTGAGTATTCCTCTTTTTTAGATTCCTCATCTTCTTTTGAGATGAAGTCCATTAACTCTCGAGAAACTGAAATAGTATCATCAAAAGTTTGAATTTCAAAAACCTTTGCCATCATAACAGATTCAGCGAAAGAAAATTCAAGGTCAATTGAATTATTCAATTTAGCTTTAAGATTAAGTCTATCAAGGAAACTGAGTTTATTTGGATCGACATCTTTAATTCCGAAGAAGTTATCCGCCATAAGACGTTTGTAACCTCTAACGAAATCATTAATTAATCCCGGATAAAATTCTCGAATCATTCGTTCAATACGAACATCTTCGACAATATTCAAAATAGAATGAGGAATATCAACAATTTTGGGAAATGCCTCTGAATCGTGAGAGAAAATATCGGGGGTATAAAGAGCATGACCAACCTCATGCCCAATAAAGAGGGGATAAGCGTCAGAATATTCTTCCTTCAATATAGGTAATCTAAGTATTCGGTTCGCTGGATCAAAGGAGGCGGTTTTGAAGTTTCCCTCAATTACCTCCAAATCCTCCCGAGCCATTAACTTAGAAAGTAACGATTTATTCATAATATATATACACCTTTTATCAATTTATACACATATTATACCACAATAGTACAGAGAAGTAAACAATTATTTCAATTTATTTTCATTTATTTCACCTTTGATGCTGTATTTTTGTCATACCCACTAATTTAAACCATCTTAGACAATGCGGACATCTAATTTTAGAGAGGGAATAAAATCTAACAAAAGATCCGGGTTTACCCTCATCACACGGACATTTAAACTCTGCTATATCAATTTCTTTCATTGCCAAGAGCTAACACTAGGTAATGAATAGCCTTGAGAAGATCCTTTTTATTTTTACCATCTTTTCTCCCGTATCGCATGAGATATTTAATAGTGGTATCAATACAAGAATCTGTCATAGACCCACGTGCCTTCCATACATCTAGGGTTTGAACCTCATTATTTTGGTTGGTGTAATGCTCAGAATATGTCGATTCAATATATTCTTTGATTTCTGTTAGTGTTGACAGCTCAGAATAATTATACTTAAACTTAGGGTCAGATCCATACATTCTCACGTATTCAGAATCTGTTTTAAAGTCTATTTCTGGTTTATACAGTTCATTCTCGACCCAATCATCTCTAACCCCTTTCCAATCAATCACTGTATCATCTGGGATGTTTAATTTATGATCTGAAGCCATTATAATACCACATTCCTCACCCATTTAGCTGTGGGATGTCGTTTTTTAGTATAGGTTCCATGCCCAGTTTGTTTTGCTAGAGGTTTACCCCTAGCAGTCATTGCATTACTCTTGAATGGTTTATATCGTTTACTCATAATTCACCTCACTCTTCGTATTTGTTTGCTCTAGAATTAATAATATTAATTGTTTCTAATATATTCTTTGCCATTTTCTCTGATGCAACATCTATCATTTTACCGTCAAGAGATGCAGCACCTTGCCCTGCTTTAGATGCTTTATATAATGCATCAAGTATTCTTTCTGCTGTGGTAACTTCTTCTTTCGATGGTGTAAATACTTCATTTGCAAGTGGTATTTGTGATGGATGAATTGCCCACTTACCAGTACATCCTAGAGCTGCGGCACGTTTAGCGGCAAGTACATATCCCTCTGTATCCTTAATATCACCGTATGGACCATCTACGGGTCTGAGACCGTATGCCCTACATGCAACCACCATTCTAGATAATGCGGAATGCCATTGATCGCCGGGATAATTCTCATTGAGTCCACCGATATTGGTGGTCCTTGCTCGAGTAGATGCAGCATAATCAGCAACACCAAAATGCATGGATTCTAATCTAGAATTAACACTCTTCCTTGCAATCTCATCAACATTAGACATACCAAGAGCGGTTTCTATTAAGCACTCTAACTGAATGTGCTGATAGAGATCGTGTTTTATTTCGAGGGTATTAATAATACATTCAACCATGTATATATCATCAAATACACCTACCTTTGGTATTAATATAGTATCTAATTTTTCCCCGCAATGTTCAACCAACTGTATTACATCATCTAACCAATAACCAGTTTCGAGTCCGTTGATACGAACACATATAGTTTTGTTTGCACCTTTCCAATCTAGATTATTAACACCATCGATCACATTTAGACGAGCCTGTATCTTATCTGGTGTTGCAACAGAATCTTCCAAATCTAGGAATACAAAATCTGCATCGGAATTTAATGCTTTCTCAAACATCTTAGGGTTAGATCCGGGTACTGTTAAATCACATCGCTGAAGTCTTGATATTGTTGGTTCGTATACTGTATAACTCATAATTTTCCTTATTCAATTATATTAATAATAATGTGGATTAATTCTATAACTCCAAGAGATAATATGTATATTATCATTGCCGAAGCTATTAATACTGTTATAATATCCCTCAAGATACTAATGCCTTCAGCGATTCCCCATTATAAAATCTTCTTATAGTTTCAGATAATAAATCTTCGATACTAATAACTTCAATTTTATCTGGGAGATCTTTTACTTGCTCAATGGAATCAGATATATATACCTTCCCTATATTGGAATCCTTAATTCGCTGTATTGCCTTTCCCGAAAATACACCATGAATAGATATAGCATCAACAGATTTAGATCCAGATTTTTCTAATGCCTCTACAGCACCGACCAGTGTACCCCCTCCGTCAATCATATCATCTACTATAACACATTTTTTGTCGGTAACATTCCCTATAACATTCATGACTTTTGATATACCAGGCTCTGGTCTTCTCTTATCAATAATAGCTATAGGAAGATCTAATAAATTGGAAAAATATCGAGCCCTAGAAGTACCACCCACATCCGATGAAACTACAACATCCCAGGTAGAAGGAGCAATGGCATCAACAATAGAATCCCTCATAGTTTTCAGAGCAGATATATGTTCACATACCACATTGTTGTTAAAGAATCCCTGTGTCTGAAGTGAATGAAGATCCATGCAAATGACAGAATTTATACCAGTATGACAAAGCATATTAGCAATCACTTTACCTGATATGGGACTTCGATTAGTTCTTCTATCCTGACGAGCGTAAGGATAATAAGGGAATATGACATTTATTTTGGAGGGGTTTGATCGACGAACGGCATCAATAATTAACATAAGTTCAAGTATGTCATTATTCTTATTTGAGTCTGTAGAAAACCCAGCGATAAGGAAAATTTCTTCCCTTCGTATATTTTCTTTTATTTCAACGTATATTTCGGAATCAGGAAAATCCCGAATATGCATTTTAGCTAATCTTGCATTAAGTTTCTTTGCTACCTTTTCTGCTAGGATTCTATTAGATCTGGTAGAAATCAATTTAAAGTTTTGCATATAGTCACATACCCTTGTCAGATTCAATAATTACATTATACTACATTTCCCCCAATATTGTAAACTATTCTTGGGAATTAAATTTCTTACAGAGTTTGTGATATTTAACAGACGAGTGATCCCAGAATGAATCAATCTCGAAGTTTTTAAGTCCTACCAGCATACCAATGAGATATTGTTTAAACATGTACCATCTACTGAAACCGTGTACATGATTGCCCTTTCTATCAAAATAATTTAGATGACCAATATGAGTATACCCAATGAATTCGGGTGGCTGCCGAGTTACGATATCGTTGTTATTTCTAAATCTGTAGAATTTTGGACGAAACGCTTCACGAAATTCCGAATTACCTACTCTCGGTGATCCGTATGTATATCCAATTACATTTTCGTCACCGAGTCTTCCAGCTGCAATGGTTGCTAGGGCAGCACCAAGGGAATGACCAGTGAGAAATATATTTTTATTCTTTTCTAATTTACGATGAAACATACCTTCCATGGAAGAATAGCTTTCAAAATGATCAAGAAAATCATCCCAAATTAAATCAAGACCATCTTTAAATCCTCGGTGAACTCTACCAGAAGATTCATCGGAGGCTTCTGTTTTACGAAATCTGATATCAGTTTTAATATCAGATAATTTTTTTGGTTCGGTGCCTCGAAATGCATAGATTAAATCGTTATCATCCCATAGGGCATAACATTGTGTAGATCCAGAATTAAAAAACTTAATGTCGAAATTATCAGAATATATATCAGAAAATTCAGAAACTCCAAGATAAGCATTCATTGACAATTCGGAAAAGAATTCTGCATTCGATTTAGAAAACCCTGAATCTAGCATATTATTCCCCGCAGGTTACTTTAATAGAATGCGGTGCAAGAGATTCATTTAGTCCTCTTCTAAGTGCATTTCTACCAGCTTCAGGAACAGAACAATATTTGTTCACAGCATGAGATGCGGTCAACTTAATTGTATCTATTGTAGAACATCCCGATATAAACATAATCGAACATATTATTATTACTTTTTTCATAATTTACTCCAGTTGATAGTAAATTGGGGTTTTCACACCCCAATCAAGAGATATAGTTTCCTATTTAAAATTATATCTATACTCTACAGCTACATTTTCAATATGTTGATCAGTGCCTTGAAATACGTCCCAAGGACCAGACATATTGAAACGGTTATACATTACTCCAACCTCATGAACTTTTGCAGTGCCAATATAGGCATTGGTAAATAGTCTTAGGGAATTGGAATTTTGAGAACCAGACCAAAAATCATTCATTGCATCCGCATCTTGTGTCCACCGAAACCCAGCATCCTTCATCTGAATGTCGAAAGCATCACCAGACATTACTGCGCTGGATGTAGTTAAAGCAAACATTGCTAAAATCAAAACTAATATATTTTTCATTTTCTACCTTTATTATTAAACAACAAAATTGATCCGTTCTGTTGCCAAGTGGATCAGACTCCGCGTTTTAACCTAGAGGCTAAGCAGCAAGTGCAAAATTATCTTCTGCGTTTATATTTTCGATTTTTACATCTTTCTTGATGGACAGTCAATATATCGTTAACACATTGTCGAAACTGTTCTCTCCCATTGGTGGAAGAGGCGGGAATCGCACCCGCGTCCAACATATCTCAAATATACATCATACTGTCATATTCTCTATTATATATAAAAATTTCTCAATTGTAAACTTTATCCCATTTATTTATAGGACATGTAGATGATTTTAATCTGATTTTACCTTCTATGATACACCCGCATTTAGAACACAGATCAACTCCAACGTTCTTTTTAAACTCACAGATCGAACACATCTCTCTTCTCAATGAGACAAATTCCGATTTTTCTGTATTCATGATGATGAATTTGATGCTTGTCGTTCCTTCTCTGCTATTTCTGCCGCTTCCGCTGCTTTTTCTAGATTTTCCGGATCAATATTCTCTGTAGAATGTTCTGCATTACCAATCGATTGTTCTGGTTCTTCCTGAATGTTTGGTGGCTCTTCTCTTCTAGGGGGTTTTTGTTCCGGTGGAAAAGACCGATTGAGTTTAAGTCCGGTTTTTTGTGGCGAAGATCCCTGTATAGGGATATCTAGATATGACCATGCAGCGTTAACACACCCTACTCCGGAAAATGTCGCCTCGACCTTTAAATCCTTTATATCTATTATTTTAATTTCCGGGGTCGTCATCGGTCTAAATAGTTCAACCCACATAGAATGCTCCACATCGAGAATATTTACTATAATGAATCTATTTTCTTCTTTTGGGAACGCCCGAAGTTTTTTAAATTTGGCTAAATTCCGAAGTTCTTTTTCACATGGGTCACATTTGTGGGATGTGAATAGTATTATGTATCGTTCAATCATTGTCATTTCACCTTATTTTGAGTTAAGCATTGGCGCAGTCAGAATTATTAGAATAATAAGCCGATATAGCTGATATAGAAACCGTATTAGTCTTAACGTATTTATTACCATCGGTACCTCTTGCAAAGGAATTGAGATCCACATTACTGAGATGTAACGGTAATAAGTCTGCGTAAAGATTTGTCACATAACTAGTATTAAGCCTATTGGTAAATAAATCGGTAGCTTCTGGAACTAGATTTGGGAAATTATAAGTAGGTATAGATCTTAATGTTGCCATTCCCGGATCTGAAGCATTAAGATGTGTAAGTGTATTAATTGTGATATTAGTTTCTTTAGCGCTTAGAGTACTAGAAGGTGTAGTACAGATCTGATTAGTGGTACCACTCATGAAGGCAATGTATATATTTTTCACCGCAATAATACCTGTACTAACTTCTCCTACTTTGCAAGCTAAATTATAAGAGGAGTGTGTATTACCAGCTTGATAGTCATATACCGAAAGCGAACAATTTGAATTGTTAAAGTGATCGGTAATTGGTGTCTGCAAATACTTTAAAGAATAATTATTTGCTATGCCATACACTCTTAATGCTTGCTGAGAAGTATCAACCCAATCTTTATATATACTTGGAGTTGATGAAGATGGTAATTGCATACTAGAAATGGTCTCTGTCGTAAGACATGGCGGCGCGCCTGTGGTTAAGAAACCCTCTTGTATATAACCATTATGCGACCATAGCTCAATAGGATCTAAACCAAAGGAACTATCGATGCAAGAAGCAGCAGTACAGTGTTCGGTACCAAGCGAAATACCGTTAAGACCATAAGCACGATCTATACCAGAGACACACGCCCAAGGCGCGCCACCCTGCCTACAAGATGAAACACTCGCAGAACATAAAGGGGTGGTTAGGCTAGTAGGGCAGGGTACAGTACATGATGTACAATTGGAACCCGCTAAATTACAATAATTCTGTACGTACAAAGCCCCATTTCCGTCAACGGCATTCCAATCATAGCAATAATTAAATGCCGTTCCTATCGCAGTTACACCTGTAGTGGTAGGGTTAACATAATTTTTTACTGTATTATTTGTATATCCAGTAGGACCGAAGCCACACCAATCTCTATTACTTCCATATGATAGGTCGTATGGGGTCGAACTGAACCCTATAGAAGTTGGATTGGACCCAGCCATAAAACCACAAATATCAATATCAGTTCCTGTATTATACTGACGATATCCATAGTTAAACCAGACATTGAATTTATATCCATTTGCATCCCAATAACCCCATTCTATTTGGGTATAGGATATATCATATGCATATTTACATGCATAAAAAGATATTAAATAATCCGATTGAATCATAGAACCAGTAGCGAAATCTTCAATATCAATTCTTATCTTATTCGTATTCCCAATATCCCCTGTAGTCCAGTCATAAACAAATGTTTTAGTCCAAGTTGGAGAATTGAGGTAACTATATAGTGACTCCTGTATAGGTGCAGAAATAGCAGTACCATTCTGTAATAAAGAAAATTTAAATTTCGGTAGAGTACCGCAGGGGTTTGATATATTATGATTAAAATTTATTGACATATCAACATTCTCGAATATCGATGTGCCATTAAGTGGGGGAAGAGGGAAAACCAAAGGATCCATTGTGATAGATGTAGCCTCGAGTGAGGTGAATACAGGATTAACATAAGCGCTATCAGAAGGATCAGCAAACTCTTTTAATTTTTTAGAATTAGCTAACGTAAGAGTATCTGTATTTTTATTAACGGATGGTAAACTTGCTGAGCCGAGAGTGTAATCAGAAAATTTAATTACACTCGGGGATGTATCCCAATTACCGAGATGCGCATCGAGACCCGATAATGAAATTCCTGGAGCAGCCGGCGGAGTACCACCTCCACCGATATTAACAGTTAATGTAGAAATTGCTGATACTGGGAGAATATTATAATCGGAGTGCGTTTGCGGATTACTTGCCCAATTATCGGGCACAGTACCAATCATATATGTGAAAACTTCTGTCCCCGAAAAAGTTGTATCTGTTCCTGTATAAGTATACGCAAACATCCCGCTCTGATACACTTGTAATGTTCCATAAGATCCATTAATTGTGGTGGGATTGCTGGCCGAAACAGCAATGGCCGTTGCGTAATCATCCATGTGGATATGAGCGTCCTCATCTGATAATGCCGCCGAAAGAATGCCATTGTATACCGATACCACTAATATTGGATCTGTAATTCCTGCCTGACTGTCATTGTTATCAAGCGAACCGCTTACGTTTAACGATGAGGATAAATTTAAGGATACTGTGTCTGGAACAGCTGTTATGGTAGGCTCTGTCCATGACGGATTGGCCCCGAAAATATATTGCGCACCAGCAATATCACCCCATCCTAATTTCTTTGTAACCCCAGATGGAAGGGTGTTTTGTTGGGGAATTGGCCGACCCCAGATATATGTATACATAATCTGATCTATAAATCCATCTCCAGACCCAGTGTCAACATGACCCAATCCAATGGAGTGCCCAATTTCATGTGCTACTACTGTTCTAAAATCTACAATAGAAGAGCTTAGTATATTATTATCCTGAAGAGCTCCATTATATCCGGAGAATGTCGGTGTTCCATAATCTGAGAATGTCGGTGTTGATAATCCCAATTTTTGCGAATACCACCTGAAGTGATTATGTACATGTACATCACCATGGTAGTTATACGATGGACTGCCAGCACCCCCAAACGCGTGTTGGGTAGTACCTGAACCCGCCGAACTCGGTTCACCACACCATAAAACAATGTCAGCTTGATTGGTATGGTTGAATGGTATGTAATTAAAGGTGATATTAGCAACCTCAGACCATAGTGCAAAAGCTGCTGCTATATCATCTTGGATTAGTCCCATTATCTGACTTTCTGAATAATTGTGCCCAGCGTAACCTTCCGGGGATGTTCCAGTTTTTGGCCACATAGATGACCAATCCCTTGTATTAGCCCAAGGAACACTGCCTACTATCGAATAAAAATAAGAATATATGTCCTCTAGATTCTTATTAGGATCATCCAAGACATGGGATCTGAATCCGGAATAACCCCCCGGTCCCATTGTCCACGTAACAGGAGAACTCCAAGGAAAAGCAGCAGTAGATAGTAAGTGGTACGGTGCGTCATATTTAGAATGTGACATTATCTATTCTCGAGGACTTCGATTCTTTTCAATAATTCCTGATTCTGTTTCCATAGCAGTGCTGTGATTTTGGAATATTTTAATGCTAGGTAACCATCATCTCCAGAGGAAACTAATTCTGGTACACGCTCTTCAAAATCCTGTGCAATAAACCCTATATCACCATCATTAAATGTTACTGGATTAATCTCAGAAAGAAGATGAAGTACCCCCATTTCAAGATTCTTTATATTCGACTTCAACCTACGGTCAGAAGCTATTATAAAATCATTAGCTGTTAGTGTTCCTGTAATAGTAGAACTTGTATCGCTTGGTACAAAATTTCCGGTTGCAGTTACAGCCGCCCAAGTTGCTACTCCGTTAGAGGAATATTTTAGATATTGATTAGGCGAACCACCCGAAGGGATATGTTTATTACCAGAAGTTGTAGGATGAATATAAAAATTAGCATTGGTTGCTCCTGTGTAACCAAGATTCGCCAGCGTTAGAGTTCTAGTTACAACCGAACCATTAGCATCGGTTACATGGCCCAATGTATCGGTTGTAACATTGATATCTATATCACTGACTACGGTAGCACCAGTTAAAGCACCAGTATCTACACTGAAGTCATCACCAGAATGATTAGGATGAATATAATTATTAGCAGTAGTACTTATTACATTACTGCCATTAATAGATATTAACCCTGTTCCTGAATATGTTGTACCAGTACTGACCTTAATATAACCCATTGCTGCTATGTCAGCATCAGATAATTGGGTATCAGTGTCGGTGGAACTTAATACCCCATTCGATATAGTTAAATTAGTACCTACCTTAATTCCACCTAGGACCGATGATGATGCTGTAGGGAGAATATATGTTGATGCTGGGGTTGTCCAAGATAATGATCCGGCAGTTGTCCCTGCGGTTAATACTTTACCGTTATTGCTTGTAGAAGTTGCGGGTACGTGAAGATTACCGTCACCGGCAGGATGAACATATCCAGAGCTATTTTGGATTGCTTCAGCGAAATATCTAAAGTTGTCATCCAACTCCTCATACGTTAAAGCACTTTCTTTATCTGATCGGTAAGTTAGATTATATGGCATTATGAATGCTCTCCTGAATCTGAAATATGATCCCCAACATAAGAAGACCAGTTGCTATTAATATCAATGCCCGGATTTGGTTCAACGTATCCAGTATTACAATATTCAAAGAGTTCTTTTTCACCTGCAGATAATACTACATCGAAGGTGAATATTTGGGCTCTTATTAGATTATGAGCCGTAATGTCATTAGGGGTATTAAGTTTAGTAGCTCTAAGTGTCTCGAATAGTTCAATTTTAGATGCCATGATTAAGCCTCATTTGCAAATACATTGGGCGAACCAGTAGCTGCTGCATTGGGTGGCCATGAAGCATGACCGGAGGTTGAATCGTTTTTTCTATGAACTGCAATGCCATTAATAAAAACATTGGGGGACCCAGCGGTTGCTTTATCAGAGCATTCGGTTTCGTCACCTATTCTTACAGTTTTTTTGGCATTAGTAAAGACATCAGGACTTCCCGTTTTATACGGAGTCGCGTGAAATGGATTGGGGGTAGGTGATGCATGCCCAATATGTTTATCGAGTTGAATTCGTACTATAGCTGCCATAATATTATTTATAACAACTATAGTATGAAATAAAAACTATTAGTTCTTAATATGAATTAATTTTTTATATTCAGGCATATATAGATATTCAATATCAGATTCAACTAATGTTTTAATAGCATCCTCTAAGGTTTCTACTAGCGGTTCACCCGCTAAATTAAAAGAAGTATTAAAGAGTACTGGTATACCAGTTTCTTTATAATACTCATTAATTAATTCATAAAAATGATTGTTTTGTTCTTTAGATACAGTTTGAATTCTGCAAGTACCATCGACATGAATAATACTCGGGATTTTCTCGCCCATACCTTCTTGACAATTTACAGCATACATCATATGAGGAGATTCTTCCATACCCCTCAAATCAAACCATTCATGAGCATGCTCTTTTAAAACTGAACCAGCAAATGGTCTAAAATATTCTCGGTGTTTAACAGAATTAACAAAATCTTTACCATCTTCGAATGTAGGATCAAATAGAATTGAACGATTACCTAATGCTCTTGGACCATTCTCACTTCTGCCCTGAAATATTGATACAATATTTTTATCTCTTAATAATTTAACAATATCTTTAGTATTAGTATCTGTCAATTCGATATTATCAGATTCACAAATAGTAGAAATTGTATTAGTATAATCATATATAGGACCTAGATATAGTCCGTTATTATCACTATCAACACTAAACATATCGGTTATTATAGCATGATGATATAGAGCAGCACCCATTGCTGTTCCTGCATCATTTGATATCGGTTCAACATAGATATTAATTCCCTCTTTCTTTGCTTCTTCCAGATAATAATAATTGGCAACACAATTTAAACCGTATCCACCAGAAATAACTATATTATTTTGTCCAGACATTTCTACTGCTTTTCTTATTAAGCTAAATACTTCCTTTTGGGTTTCTTCTTGTAGAGCATATGCTAGATCCCTTCTATTTTCTAATAATGATAATTCAACATCCTCCTGCTCATAATCCAAATATTCATATAGGCTACTATTAACAATTGCTGAAGCAGGATACATAGGGGTAATAAGATTTCTAGAAACCAATGGATTCGTGGATGTTCTATCAAAAATTTCTGGAATCTTATCGTTCGGTTTTCCATATGAAGATAACCCCATAGTTTTTCCAGCTTCAATACCTTGGAATCCACAATATTCTGTTACAGCTTCATATGCTTTAACTATTCCGGGTCTTTCTGTTGCTATGTATTCTGTTGAGTCATTAATGAATGCTCCACTGATGATATTTCCCCTAAACCCAATATGTTTATATAATGTACTAAAATTGTTAGGATAACTACAATTTAAAATAGATTCAACTTCCCATCCAAATTCTTCTTGTCCATTTATAGTTAATGGTTTTATAGATCCTGCACCATCTACTATTAATGCGGCCGCAGATGAAAACCCTGATCTATAAAAAGCAGTTGCTGCATGTAGTTTATGGTGAATATTACCATAATCAATAACTTGAGGATGTTGTCCCGGTACTAAATGTTTATATGTTTTAATTAACCCTAGTTTCCTTGCAAGACCTTCATAAACATTATCACCAATAAATTCTATTTGTGGACCATTACTAACTGGGTCTGTACCAGATATAGCAATATAATCTAAAGTATCTGTATATTCTAATACTTTAGACATTGTTGCAAATGGTGAACCATCATATTTTAATCTAGAAAGTCTTTCCTCTTCAAGAGAGAAAATAATCTTACCATCCTTCAATAAACACACACCCGCATTGTGCCCTCTAGTAATACCCAATATCCATAATGATTTCTTTTTCATCAACCCACCTGTTTATTAATAGTTTTTGTAATGTTACTAATATGTATATCCGTTAAATTTAATAGATTTTCATTTAACCTTTCGGATACTTCATCCAAACAAAGTCTGATTGGGGCGTAAAGCTTATTACCTTCATTAAAGTCGAAAATATTAAAATCTTTATTATTCGGATATGTTACATTTTCTTTGAATGTTGATCCTAATATCACTATAGCCTTTTTATTAAAAGCATTTGCTGCATGTTGTCCTACAGAATCACATCCTATGAATAAATCACAATTATTAATTAAAGAAAGCCATTGTCTCAAAGATAGGTTTGGAACTTGTGCTGTGTCCTTACATTCTTCAATATTAGATAAATCTATATTGAATTCTGACATAATGAGAACAGAGCATTTGCTGGAAATACCTTTTATAATTTCAGTTAGATTGCTAACACTTAGCGATCTAGACATAGGATCATTATAAGTACCACAACCAACCTCTGAGTTGGTCCTACCAAATGGTTGGATAATAACTAATTTAGATTTAGATGCATCATTTTTCATTGAAGAGATGAGCTCATTTGCACCAAACATTTCTTCGTGGTTTAGGTATATATTAGGTTTATGTATGGGTCTAATACCCATATTATTAATTGCTATATCAAAAGCTCCTATAATATCGGTTTTTTGGTTATAGTACTCATATATAGCATAAGGTTCGGGGATGATATAATCACGCTCTTTAAGTTTATCTCTAAATAAATTCTTTGACTTGAAATCATAAACTTTGTCATATAAAGTAGGATGTCCTATAAACATCTCCGGATTTTCAGTGATAATGATAAAATCATCTTGCGGATTACTTTTTTGATATAGTTCTAATGCAGGAATAGCACACATAACTCTACCCGCACCACCATTTATCTGAAATGCTGTGGATCTTGATCTTTTAATTGTTTCTCTCATAATTTTAACTCAGTTAAGTTTATTTGGCTTCCAAGTGTACCAGAAATAAAAACGTTAAATGATAGACTAATTCTAGTACTATCAAATTGATTTTCATCGACGGAATGTGTTGTTGATGATGGAAATAGTACTATAGTATTATCTTCTACGGGTAAATTCCATGACTGTGAATTCCATAGATTGAACTCGGTGGGTTCACCAATATCGAGAATACCCCCAGACAAATGATGATTAGGAGCATGAAATCTTATACAAGATTCTACAGCTTTTATATAATACACACCACTGAATATAGAATTATTATGATGATGTGAATGATGCCCTACACCTTTCTTATTTGTATTAATCCAAGACTGTGTTATATAGAAATTCTGTGTCGTTAAACATAAGATATCCTTAGAATATTCTTTTATAGCATCTTCTATTCGTTCTTTTAAAACGTTAAATTCTGGTAAATCTAAGATATAGTTATTTGTTGATGTTAAATTACCATGATTATTTAACATAAAATCTTGGGATAGTGCCAATTCACTAAAATCATCATTTGTATCTTTATACCTATCTATTGTATAGATTGGAACTGAAAATAAAGGTAAAACTTCATTCATATTATATAATTTCCTTTAATTGTAAATATTTTGTTTAAGATACTGACTTAATAATGGAGAATTACTAGCAGCCCTATTCCACTTTTCAATTAGTAGTTTTCTTGATTGAATAAACTCCTTGTTCATTTTTAAGATATCCAATTTTTCTTTGTTGGCCAATTCAACTATATCACCTTTATCCATCATTAAATAATCCATACCGATAGAAATACATTGTATTCCATCTTGACCTTCGTGCCGGTTGATTCTATATTTTTTGTACCGAAGATTATATAATCCTTTGTTATCTTTATTCATGGATTTAGATGTGACAGATTTCCAATATTCAGTATCATCTCTTATACTGAGTTTATAGTGGAGAGCTACAAAATCGAAAAATCCATCAAAGAAGTCTTTAGTAGCCATATTATAACAATCTTTATCGAGTTGAGTTATTTTAGGTCTGTCAATAGATTTCATTAACATTAATAAGAATTCGTGTACAGATAATAATCCATTACTCTCTAATGGTTCTATAAATCCGGCGGATAAGCCTATAGCAACCACATTCTTAACCCATGTTCTATTATGTATACCTATTCTCATATGTATATCTTTAAATACTAATTCGGGATTATCCCCTCTGGAAGAATCGGGAATTGTCATTTTATTTGAATTTAGATGCGCTTTAAATTCCTCTAAAGCTTTTTCTGGTGTGACAAAGTTATCAGAATACACATAACCAGTACCTATTCTATTCCATAGAGGTATATTCCATACCCAACCATTTTCAATGGCAGTACAATTTGTATATGATTCAAGTTCTTTATCTTTGTCTGTGTAGGGGATTTGGGTTGCCCAAGCCCTATTATTCGGTAACATATCCGAATAAGAGTCAAAAGGTTCTTTTAAAGTTTCTTTTAAAAGTAAGCTTTTAAATCCTGTACAATCAATAAAAAGATCTGCTGTAATTTCTGTACCATTCGATAATAGTAATTTCTCAATACCATCTTCATTAGTTTCGATAGTCTCTACAGTTTCTTGTATAACATTAACACCTCGTGGAATACAATACTTCTCTTTTAACCAAGAACCAAATAATCCAGAATCAAAATGATAAGCAACATCTCTTGAAAAATCAAAACCATCAAACTCTCCAGATTTATTTGTACTAATTTTATTATTTTCAATTAAAGGCATTGCTGGAAAATATGTCCGACAATAATCCTCGATCTCTGTTTCTGGGTTTAGGACTTTTTTGATTTGCCATTCAGTCCCCGAATCATCATGTTGATGTGGTTGACCAAATGGATAGTGGAATGATCCGCGATCCTTTTCATAAAAATCTGTAAATTTAATACTCAATTTATATGAAGCATTAGTATACTTCATAAAATCTTGTTCATCTATCTCTAGTATAGATGTCCATTTTCTGATAAATCCGAGTGTACTCTCACCAACACTGACGGTTGGATGATCCTTACTCTCTATTACGGTTATTTCCTTATTAGGGAAATATTTTATAAAAGTCGCAGCTGACATCCATCCAGCAGAACCACCACCAACAATAACAACAGAATTAATTTTTCCCATTTTATATTCACCTTATATTAAAAAGATTAATACCCCATATAATATATGGGGTATTGTTTCATACTATTATATAGAAAGTTTACATCTATTATTCCGGAGCAGGTGCCTCCGGAGTTCCTGGCACAACAGGCCAGGCAATATCATCGGATGATTTAACAAGATTGAAATCTGTTACATTTGGAACATCTCTCAGGGCTTGTCGATAAATTTTCCAAGATTCTTTATCCGCGGCACTTAATGGAGAATCCGGGGATTGAGTCCAATCACATAAATACAGTAAATTGTGTCGTTTTCCTTCAACCCACCGATTTCTTTTCTCGGCATTATCAATTTCTTCTTCATTCCAAAGTTGTTCAATTGATCCATCGGCATTTTTAACTATACTACCACGGGTAATATCAGCTAAGCCGTGACCATTAATGGCGTGAGAATTCTCACCATTAACAAGCACAGCGAACCCTTTTTCTAATGCCTCTTGTTCTGTAAAATCGAAAGTGTTTCCCATAATATGATACATATTATTATCATCTATAGGAAAATCTACTGGATCACCATTTTTATCTATTGTTATATACATTTTAATATTATCCTATATTATTATAAGTTTCCTGCATTATGGGGGTAACTTCTATTACCACCCCACATAATTCTAACAGCGCCTGGACCACCCCAACCACCACCATGACTTGTGCCGCCACCGCCACCGCCACCGCCATAGCATCCACCGCAAGCGAACCCATTACCCTGACCATTAGACCAAGGTTCACCTGGTTTACCACACTGACCGCCAGATCCGCCTTGACCACCTGAACCGCTTGAATGACTATAACCAGCATTACCACAAGCACCAGGTGAACCTTGTCCACACATACCAGTACCACCACCACCACCTGTTCCATAGGTTGATGATGCATAACTCGTAGCAGAACCACCACCACCAGAACAACCGGAATACCCAGATGTTGCAGTGTTACAACATCCATTACAATATCCGGCGGCACCACCACCACCACCGGCAGTGGATGGATAAGCTACCATACCGTAACCACCACATTTAGTTCCTATAGCGGTGCTGCTCATTGTGAATCGACCCGACTGGCAACCACAACATCCACCACATGCTATCATTCCCGGAAAGCAAGAGAAGCCACCGGTATGGCCATTCCAACAACCGCCGTTCCCGTAGACGATAGTCATATTATTCCCTGGAGTCACGGGAATCTTATTTGCCCAAGTTGAACCAGCACCAGCACCACCACAGCTAGCCCACTGATAACAACCGCCTCCGCCTCCGCCCATGACGAATACGTCTACCTCAGTAATTCCTGGGGGAACAGTCCAAGTAGTGGTTTGTTGTGTACAACTTGCGTTTCCATAAGAACCTTGGTACATTTGCTGGCCAGGCGGTATAATTACATTGATGGTCCAAGTATATTCGTAAAAAGATATATATCCATTACATTCCGCTTTTACTGTAAATGTATAAACATAAGTTCCAATTTCCTCTCTAATGTAACCTGTTATCTTACCCTCATCACTCATAGTCATTTTATTGGGCAGTGATCCCTCACTTATTGTGTGAGTAACCAGGTTGCCGGATGATGTAGATGTTACCGCAAAACTTTGTTCATTAATAGAGGAGTCTGGAGAATCAGTGATTGATGAAGGTGTGCTTCCACTAAAGATTGGAACATCAGCATGACTTGTTATAACAACATCAAGTGACGTATTAGCATTACCGCCGTCACTCACATTAACAGTATATGAAACATCACTTGCACTTAGAGAAGAAGATGCTGTTACCATACCAGAACTATCTATTGATAGTTGAGCAGGTGCAGCACTTAAACTCCATTGTTTGTTAGCATATGCTTCATCTTCAATATTAAGAGTATACTGAGTTGGTAGGAAATTATAATTTCCAGAAGATATATATACCTGTCTTAATCCTTTAATCGTTACTAATTTACCCCAATACGCTATAGACCCATTAGTACGCAAGTAGTATCCCTCATTTGAGGTTTGATCTGGGAGTGCATCAACGTCAACCCAAGAAGTAGATGTACCATCTGTACCTAATACTTTACCTGATTGTCCTGTCTGATCAGCAATATCACCCCCGCTAGCATATAACACCCATCCGGCATTACCTGCTGCTTCTGGTTGTGTACCTGTATGGTCAGAAATTGCAATAAAGGCAGAACCATTTAAGGTTACAACATCGTTAGTTTGATATGCTGTAGATGTATTCCATGCACCTTCGAAATTAAACCCACCTGCAAATACCCCCCAATCTGTCTGTCCTGTTGCGGTTGGTTGTGTACCAGAATGAACGGTTAACGATATATATGTAGATCCATTGAAGGTTACAATATCATTTAAATGATATGATGTAGATGTATCCCATACACCTTCAAATTGAAATCCACCTGCAAATACAGCCCATGAAGCGTTGCCACCAATTATTGGTTGAACTCCCGTATGATCTACGAGTGCTATGTAAGTAGAACCCGAAAAAGTTGCTATATCATTAGTCTGATATGCCGTTGATACATCCCATGCACCTTCAAATTTAAACCCTTCTACAATTATACCCCAACTTGTTTGTCCTGTTGCGGTTGGTTGTGTACCAGTATGGGCTACAATTGCGATGTATGTAGAACCATTAAAGGTTACTATCTGATCGACTTTATAGGTTACCGAGGTATCCCATGCACCTACAAATTCTATACCAGCTGCGGATTTTATCCAAAAAGCGGTGTCTGTCGGGTCATTACCCGATGCCGCAACAGCAATACAAGTATAGGCTGATCCGGCATACAATACCACATCATCCACTTCGTAGGCATTTGCTGCCCATTCTCCTTTGAATACTGTGCGTATCCTACCTAAATTTACTCTAGCCATTTTATATTATCTCCTAATATTGCTGTTGTATATTTTAATTAAATTTCTATTGATAAAATTCCAGTATCTCTATCAATACTGTAGACATTTCCATCATTTACTTCCATCTCAAGTTGTCCTGTCGTATGGTTTATATTTATATATTCTGAAATGTCCGACATTGGACCAGAATAATCTGCTATCAATTCGTGCGTATCTTCGGCCGTTTCCATAGTATGAAGAGTGAATAATGATTCCCATACTATATCAGCATTAGGACCTTTTGTTGTAAGTGAATATCCATTCTTACCAGTATCTAATGCAGCAAGAGCAGATGTTCCATCATTAAATAATATCTGACCCTGAGTATTAATTATTGTTGCAGCATTCGTTCCTGCTGCAGCAAATATATCCCAATAAGCAGCATCACTTGTAATATCTGTAGAAATGTGATCAGTATTACAACGATACACACCTCCAGAGGATTCCATAATATCATCAATTCTATACTCAACTGTAGCTGCCCAATGACCCCTCCATTCCATACCAGATGAGAATTTTTCCCATAATGGATCAACTGAAATGTCACGATCCGTAGCAAATAAAGTAGCCGAAGTGTGAACTAATAAACATCTAAATGTATTACCATTATAAGTTACAACATCATCGGGATAATATATAACGGCAGGAACCCATGCTGCCCTTGCTGCGATACCACCAGCAAATAAATCCCACGTTGCAGCATCAGTAGGAAGATTACCTACAGTATCAAGTTTAGCGATATATGTGTTAGAACCATATTTAACTACATCATGCTTTTGATATGATGATGTGTTATCATATAAGTTTTCCCAAAACATACCCTCTGACATTGGGTCGAATTTAGTCGCATCTGTTGGGAGGTTGCCTACGGTATCAAGTTTAGCAATGTATAAATTGGTTCCATATCGTACGACATCATGTTTCTGATATTCGGTTGCAATATCAAATACATTTTCCCAGGATAAGCCTTCGGACATTAAATCAAATTTAGTAACATCCGTAGGGAGATTACCAACTGTATCTAACTTAGCAATATAAACATTAGTACCGTATTTAACTACATCATGTTTTTGATATGGAGTAGTAACATCAAATACATTTTCCCAAGATAACCCTTCTGACATTAAATCAAATTTAGTCGCATCTGTTGGGAGGTTACCCACTGTGTCCAGTTTGGCAATATAAACATTAGTACCATACTTGACTACATCATGTTTCTGATATTCAGTTGCAATGTTAAATACATTTTCCCAAAACATACCCTCAGACATCGGATCCCAATTAGTAGCATCCGTAGGGGTATTACCAACTGTGTCTTGCGTTGCGATATATAAGTTGGTTCCGTATCTAACAACATCATGTTTTTGATAAACACCCGTAGCAGAATATACATTTTCCCAAGATAAGCCTTCGGACATTAAATCGAATTTGGTAACATCTGTCGGGAGGTTGCCTACTGTATCTAACTTAGCAATGTATACGTTAGTACCATACTTGACTACGTCGTGCTTTTGATATTCAGTTGCAATGTTAAATACATTTTCCCAGGATAAACCTTCGGACATTAAATCGAATTTGGTAACATCTGTCGGGAGGTTGCCTATCGTGTCCAGTTTGGCAATGTATACGTTAGTACCATACTTAACAACATCGTGTTTATAATATAGAGTTGTTATATCGAATACATTTTCCCAGGACAAACCTTCGGACATTGGATCCCAATTAGCAGCATCAGTGGGTAGATTACCTACTGTATCATGTTTAGCAATGTATACGTTAGTACCATACTTGACTATATCATTTTTCTGATATGGAGTAGTAATATCAAACAGATTTTCCCAATCCAATCCTTCAGTAAGTCTATCAAAATGACTTGCATCTGTGGGTAAGGTTCCCGCCACATCATGTTTAGCAACATAAGCATTAATACCATAGGTTAATATATCATCTTTACGGTATGTTACTGCAGCATCATATACACCTACCCATCGCATACCATGAGAAAAGATAGCCCAATATGCTGTATCTTCTGGATCCTTAGTTCCAGTAGTATTCTGTATACATATAAACGTGTTAGCGCCGTAATATACAATATCATCTACTTGGTAAGTTGTGGAGTCGTTATATAAACCCTCAAACTTAAAACCAGTAACTAATAGTTGCCAATATGTTGAATTTGGTGGTTCGGTTGCACCAGCTACTGGCTCTTCAAGAATACAAATATACGAGTTATTCGCATGATGTACAACCTGATGAGGAAGATAAGCTACAGTAGCATCATATTCCCCTTGCCACGCCATACCTTCTTGAACTAATGCCCAATATAATGTATTTGTTGTTAAATTCCCAGTTGTTTTGACACCGTATATATAAACGAATACATCACCACCGTGCTTAACAAGGTCGTTTATTTCGTATTCAGTCGCTGCTTCCCATGTGCCAACCCAATTAAATCGTAGTTTCCCTAAATCTATCGTAGTACTCATTTATAATTTACCTCTAAATGTCCGTTTGATCCCCATTGATATTTCACATTAGCATCTGACCAAAAATATTCTCTGTAATCCCCTACCCCAAAACTATAATCTGTATCGGGTAATTGAATTGTCATTGTATCATCATCGATGATATCAAATGTTAAATTTCCTGTTGCCACATCAAGTTTTAATCCATAAAAGGTGGACGAAACATAATCAGAGGATGTTTGTATTCCCATACTTGCCATTATTGTATCTCCAATATAGACGCGAAAACTGAAAGTGAATCAACATCAGAAGCCATCACTTTTATTGAATCCCCCACTTCTAAATTAATAGGTTTGTCGAATACCAATGTCGAACCTGGTAATATAGGGGAATTAAATAATATAGGATGATCTGTATTACTCGATGAATCGTGAAATATTACTGTCCCTGTAACTTGAGTACCTATTATATTCGCTAAGAATATTCCGTGAAGCACTGCTTCCCCTGAGGAGGTGTATATTGATACAGTACTTGTTGACACAAGACTTGCAGCATTTTTAAATATGTTAGCCAATGTATATTCTCTTATTTATTATTATTTATATAAATTTATTTTTTCTCTAATATAGTTATTCTATTGAGGAGTTCTTTATTCTGATCACTTAATTGTTGAACTGCTTTAACTAAAGGTGTTATTAAACTACCTAAAGCGAATTCTAATTTGTCAGGATTGCTTTCTGATACCATCCCAGACTCTTTAATATATTTATAATCATTTAATATTTCTAATACATCTTGAGCAATAAATCCCATTCTTTGACCAGAATTAGGGGTTTCGGTAGAATGTACTTTATTCATCTTAGAACCGTCTGAAGTATTATCTGAATACCATTCTCGTCTATCCCAATAAAATGTAACCGGTCTTAGTTTGTCAATAAACTGAAGACCTGCATCTTCTGGTATATTAGTGATTTCTGCCTTATCTCTCGAATCTGAAAGACTTGAAAAACTGGTAGTATTACATCTTATATTATTAATATTAGAATTGCCCAATGTAATCTCATTACCAACACTAGCGCTTGATGCCTGAGCATCATGTCCTATAATAGTATTATTCCAACCACCGGTCGAGTCTTCACCTGCTAACGCACCAAGAAAGGTATTCCCCCATTGGGCGACAAGATATCCTGCTTTATATCCTAAAGCTGTATTATAATTTTTATCTGGGTTAGTATATAAAGCTTGATATCCTACAGCTGTATTTACAACTCCCGTTGTATTATAATATGAAGAATAGGGGCCGATACCTATGTTTCCCCAGCCTGTAGTATTCCTGTTTCCTGCAGCTGTGCCGACAGCAACATTTGAAGCCCCTGTTGTGTTATAAGCACTAGCATAAACGCCGATTGAGGTGTTTTTGGTCCCTATTGTGTTATTTCTTAATGTGTAAGCCCCTACGGATACATTTCGATTACCGTAGTTCCATGGATTAGCAGGATCTGTCCCATCATGAGAATCAGCATCATATATTGAATTTTCTTGTGAATATAAACCTATTGCTACTGTGTTAATAGGTTTTGTATGAGAACTAAGTGATAGTGTACCTAGAGCTATATTATCCGTGTAGAGGTAAGTATCATTATTCACATCATAATTGGGGTCATTCCAAGAAGGATCGCCCGCCACTCGAGGTGTTATTGAGGAGAGTGCTGAATCACCAATCTCAATATTCTCATCCCATTCTAGATCTGCGATTCTTTCGTCCAAACCGGTAGATACAGAATATAATTGGTCACGTTCATTTTGTGATTGGAGGGCCTTAGCCGTAACTTGGTCAGCAATGGCATCTCTATCTAATAGTGCAGCTGCTTCGGCTGCTAATCTTGCTGCGGTTTCAGCTGCAGCAGCAGTTTCCCGTGCTAATTTTTCTGCTGCTATTTCGGCTTCTCTTTCGGCTTTCTCGAGTGCTATTTGAGCTTCTCTTGCTGCGGTTTCAGCTGCAGCAGCAGTTTCCCGTGCTAATTTTTCTGCTGCTATTTCAGCTTCTCTTGTTGCTTTCTCAAGTGCTATTTCAGCTTCTCTTGCTGCTATTTCAGCTTCCATTTCAGCTTTCTCAAGAGCAGCATCGATGATACGTTGTTCTAGTTTTGCCTTTTCGGCGGCCGCATCTTCAGCACCTTTTCTTATTGCTTCTTCGCCGTATTTGTCTCTATATTTGCCACCACCCCGAGCTCGTCCCGCGTAATGAGAATACTTAGATTTTTTCTCATTTTTATCTTTTTGGACGTGTATAAAATCTCTTTTAAATCTCATTTTATTCTCGGATTGCGTCTTTTAATGGGGAAAGATCTTCGAAAGTCCAAAAATCCTTTTCAATCATTATTTTAAGATGGAGTTTATTTTGAGATATACATTCAGCCCATTCTGCATTGGTCATTAGTTCTGATTTGTCACCGTTAATAAGATTAACGGAATCCATTGCTGCTGAATAATGAGAAGCTATATCATCGGGTGTTAATGGTCTCTTCATAGTATTAACCGCCAAATACTATAGACATAGCAGTAGCATTTGCCGCGGCTTCCGTTGCATCGAAATCTAATTTACCCGTTGTATCATTATAGGATACCGACAGAGGACCAGTCACAGTATTATCAGTCATCATATGTCCGAGTACATCTTCTAGATTTTCAGTCAATTCTGTTGGTACACCTGCTACACCGGGAGTTGATAATAACTTTGAAAATGTTCTAGCTTTTGACATTGATATCCTCGTTCGGTTTGATAATATTACTATTTATATAATTGGTTTGTCTGGAAATACTGGATTATCAATATCTACTGTTTCTGGTAAATCCCGAAGTGCTTGTCTGTATGTTGCCATCTCTGCTGACATGGCTACATCTGAATTAGCTGTCCAATCGGTTTCCGATAACAGTCTGTTGCGTTGTGCTCTAATTTCAATTTTAAATAATATTAATTTTTCCCTTAACTGTTCTTCGGGGAGTGGAATAATAGAAAATAAAGGTAACCCCTTTTCATCTTTCAGTGTATTCAATGTATGGGTATATTTATTGTAAGAAGGAGCAGTATATTCCTTCACCTCTTTACCTGTATAGTACCAACCAATGTTTACTTTGTTAGATTGATAAACTGTATAATCAGGAGATAAAGATACAGCTTCTTCTAATGTATCGGCTTCAATTACATTAACTACTTCATTATTCTTAATTTGTGCGTATCTCATTATTCTGTCCACCATTTAATTATACAAATACCGGAGCCTCCATTACCACCAGTGTGTTGGACTGAGGCGTTTGTTGCAGTACCACCGCCACCGCCACCCGTATTATCAGCTGCGCTGCGTCCATTAGCATTAAAATGTCCGTTCGCGCCACCATCGGCCCCGAACCCAACTAAGTTTCCATTGAATCCACCAAGCGCACCGCCACCGCCACCGCCACCATAACCTTTTACCCCTTTACCTGCAAAAGATCTTGGTCCGGTGGAATTGGTACCACTTATTGAATATGACCCTGCACTTTTTAGATTATTAGAGGCACCTTCATCAAATTTATAAGTGGAGTAGCTAGCACCTGGATTCCAGGCTTGTAAGGCATGACCACCAGCACCACCACCAGAACCAGCTTCGGCCATAGTACTAGAGTTGGATATTTGCATACCATTACCACCAGTTATCCCCGATAAAGATGGTGCGGAATCTAGACTACCACCGCCACCGCCATAGACAGTAAGAGAAAGACCCCCACTTAATGATGATGTTCCTCCTGTTCCTCCTGTCGACCCCGATCCGGTACCTCCACCACCACCCGATCCGACCGTAACATTTATATCAGCGGTAACTATGTAATGTCCGTAAACAACATCACCGCCACCGCCACCACCTGAACAATTATAAGTTACATCATATCTCGTTGATGCGCCTCCACCACCTCCAGCTACTAATATAACTTCAACATTATTAACACCCGCAGGCTTAGTCCAAGTTCCGCTAGAAGTAAATGTCTGTATATTTAATGTACCATTACCATCACCACCACCTGGTAGATTGGCTAATTGACTACCATCTCCTTCAAAACTAGTAGCACGAACAGTACCAACAATATCAACTTCGTGCTGTGGGAAAATAGTATTAACACCCATCTTACCTTTAACTAGGAGTTGTGTATCATCATATGTTGTACCAATGGATACAAAATCATGTTCTACTATCATAGTATCTTTAGCAACATTATCTTTAGTTGTTCTAAATACTGTTGATTGTGTACCTGTTAATGGTAATCCATAGATAGTTTGAATACCTTTAACATCACCATCTGCCAAACCGTTAATAGTTTCCCCAGACTGTGCGAATGGATACATAGAAGTTCCAGTATCATTCGTATGAGCCATACCAAATGAATGCCCTAGTTCGTGAAGAACAACACTTCTGAAATTATATACTGTACCACTATATGAATTAGCATGACTGTTTGAGTACCAACTGAATGCTGTAGCTATAGCAATATCACCAGAATCAATAGTTCTTTTGTGCATTGAAACAGCCAAATTGTCATCAGTAACCGATCCCGGAAAACTTGTTACATGACCGAGTGTTCCTCCTCCTAAATCTGTACAAAAGAAATTGATATGTGCGAAATCTAAATCATTAGTACCAGTTCTTCTTGCATCTGTCCACGGAACTTCATAGAAACTCAGTCCAGAGATATTACCCCATTCTTGAAGACACCAGCGAATATCCTCGGTAGGATCAAATCCGATATCTGCAGTCCAATCACTTGAAGTTAATGAGTATGGGGAATCTTCACCGTACTCCCATTCTCCAACTTCGATATTATTAGGGATAACAGACCAAGTGATCTTACACCCCGTTCCCATTTCCTGTTTACCCCATTTCTTACCTTGACCTCCTGTATATCCAGGAACATCAAATGCTGAAAATGTAGTTCTACCATTAGTAGAAGTGAAATATGCGGGGAATGCATGGGGTTGAGGACTTTCGTGATTCCCTTCATTATATTGTGCTGTAGGGAAAGAGAAGAAATACTGTGTACCTGTGGCAACAGGAGATACTCCGGTAGCATAATCGGTTACTCCAGGCATACCTTCTGTTCCGTTTGTAATTTCAGCTGCAGTATTAGAAGTAACAATGTTATCAACAACAAATCTATTCTGACCTGTATCTGCAGATATTTCTTCTAGGAGTTGACCTCTGGAAAGATTATCTCCATCTACATCAATTAAGAAATTATTAGATCCTATTGTATCAGTGAATACAGCATTCAGTGGTACATCTGTTAATACCTGAGCGTCATCTACTTTAGAATCAAGGGCTGTTGTGAGTCCTGTAATATAACTAATAGGTTCAGCACTAGGCTTGCTGTAAACTGTATCCGTAAACAACGCACTTGATGGCACATTTGTTAGTACCTGAGCATCATCAACCTTGTCATTTAACGCTGTCTGCAACCCACTAATATAACTAATAGGTTCGGTAGACGGTTTAGAATAAACTGTATCTGAGAACAATGCAGACACCGGCACATCTGTTAATACCTGAGTGTCATCTACTTTAGCATCCAATGCAGTTTGAAGACCCGAGATGTAGGTAATCGGCTCAGAACTTGGTTTCGTGTACTCAGGCGTATTATCTAAATTTTCTAATTGAACATCCCCACCAGAATCTAGGAGGTCTGCTAATGTTCTTGCGCTACTCATTGTTTATCCTTTAACTATAAGCGATTCTTACGAAACCTGCGCCACCATTTCCGGCTATTATTGCTCCTCCTGCGTGACCTGCGCCACCGCCACCGCCACCATGTGCGCCACCGCCACCGCCACCGGCGGCCTGACCTGAACCTACTCCTGCGTTTCCACCGTATGTACCTCCACCGTAACCACCATAAGCATCAAACTGCGCTTGTCCATTAGTCCCCTCTGGATAACCCCCTCTCCCTCCGAACTTTCCACTCGAGAAATTTGTACCGTCAGTTCCGCCGCCGCCGCCGCCAAAACCACCAAGCGAACCACAATAACCTCCATCTCCACCTGAGCCATTATCAGAACCACCACCACCACCACCGCCGCCGTAACCGTTTCCATTACCTCCGGGCATAGAACTACCGTTGTCTGAGCCACCAGACCCACCCCCACCTGCATTGTTTGTACCGTTCCCTCCGAACGTAAAAGGGGCGTTATCATAGGCTTTACCTTCCCCTCCAACACCTATAGAAATATTACCCCCACTACCTGTGCCACCAGCCACATCTGTTTGAGAGGCGTTGTTTCCTCCAGCACCTCCTGAAGCGGAATGAAGTCCACTAATACTTGAAGTTCCTCCCGAATTAGTGGCAGTTCCACCAAGACCAACTGACACGGTGTATGTGGTGCCGGGTACTACAGTGAAATTTCCTTCTGAAGCACCACCGCCACCACCGCCACTATATGAAGCACCACCGCCACCACCGCCAATAACTACCGAATGAATAGTGGTGACCCCTGATGGGCAAACCCAAGAAACTTGTCCAGGATCACTAAAGGTCTCTACGGTTTCACCACCACCACCAGCAGCAGCAATATTAGCATCTACTTCTGTTTTGGTATAAGTTGTGGATTGATCTGCTTTAGTACCAACGAGTGTGGTCATCGTGGTAACGTGATTAGCATCATCACCAAGAGCCGCTGCAAGTTCATTGAGTGTATCTAGGGTCGCAGGAGCAGAATCAACTATACCAGCAATATTAGCATCTACTTCTGTTTTGGTATAAGTTGTAGCTTGGTCAGCCTTCAATGCATCTGCAGTATCTACTTCTGTTTTGGTATAGGTTGTAGCTTTATCAGCCTTCAATGCATCTGCTGCATAAAATGCCGTATCAACTTCAGTCTTGTTATAGGTTGTAGCTTGGTCAGCCTTCAGTGCATCTGCAGCAGTTCTATTAGTTGTTTCCACTCCTACAGCTGTCGTCACATTAGCATTGGTAGCTACGTCTATTGTCTGAAAATCTAGCTGTGCTGATCCGTCTGTTACTAAAAATGCACCATTCGCTCCATCTGCATTGGGTAATGTAAGTGCTACACCTCCACTTGCCTGAATCTGGTTAACAATTAATTTGCTCATATACGTTTCCTACGTTTGTTAGTTAATATTATTATGTGTTAATTAGAGCCACATCAGCTGGATCGAATTCTATACCATGAAGTATTCCATTCACAGTAACGGTAATATCTGGAACGATTTCAAGTGAACCATAAAATATATCTTCTGATTCTATTGTTTTGTTAGCAGCAATATAACTATTGGGCTCAAACGCCATTGTCGGGGTTGCCGTCTCTGCAATCATCAACGTACCGTGCTCTAGTATATAAGTAGTGCCCGTAACTTCCTCATCATTTGGAGATATAACAAATTTATTTATTATTTCTGGTATATCAGTAGTTATAATTGTCTCTGATGGCGATACCGACAATGCAGTAATTTCGGTTAAATCGAAAACCGAAACTGGATTTGATAGACCTACATAACCTGCCATTTATTATTCCTCGGGTTTTTCTGGATATATAATGTTATTTATATCAACAGTGCTTGGAAGATCCCTTAGAGCTTGCCGATAGGTTGTCATTTCCGGAGTTATTGTTACATCAGTCAGGGCACGAAAATCTGTTTCAACTAGAAGACGGTTTCTCTCCGATCTTAATGAGGAAAATACTCTATCTTCTTCAGCTTTAAGAAATGCTTTTTCTTGTTGAGCTTTAGTATGAACAGTCCCATCTTCTTCTGTATACTTTTTAAACTTATTTACAACTTTAAATTTATATACCCAATTACCTAGAGAGTCTTGTTCAACTCCATCTGATAATACCATTTGTAGGTTTGTAGCATCTGGTTTCGGTGATTCTAATATTGGGTCAATTCCAATAAATTCACAAGTCCCTGTATTCCATACTCTGGGAAATGATGTATTTGGATGAAGTCTTCGGATTTCTCCTTGATTTTTAACTTCTCCTGTTTCTCTGATTCTATATTGCATAATTGATTTCTCCTGTCATGTTATGTTATGCTATCGCTAAAAAGACATAATTTATGCCACTATTATTAACGTTCGTGTTGGACGTTTGATTGACTATGAATCCAGAAGATAATGGATCAATTGAATCGTCGGATTGTTCTGAATTAGTACTATCTAGTCTAAGGTATGGTTCAGTACCTGCAACGAT